ATCGACGCTGCTGAACCCGGTGCGGAGTACATCGCCTCTCGGTTTACGGATTTTTCGGAACTCGAAAAATTTATGTATATGGTGGCCCGTCATACTAAGCGGACTCAGCTCGAAGAACTTTTCACACGACTCCGGGAACTTCGACGCTGGAACGAAAAATCTCTGGCAGCCTTACAAAAATCCTGTACTACGGCTCCTCCTGAGAACATCGTAGCCGATGAAATTCTCGAAGCCCACCAGCTTGTATATGTTCCGTCCGTGGGATTCTACGAATACGGCTCCGGTGTGTGGACTCGTATCACGGATGAAGCAGTCCAGGCTTATGCTGACAAAACTCTGGGTGAATTTTCCACTCACCAACGGACTAAGGCTATCGCTGGTCTTATTAAAACTCGTGCGCTGCGGTCTGATATTCAGTTCAACAGCAAACCGGTCTGGAATTTCGTCAATGGCACTCTGGAACTCGAAACTGGGACTTTCAGAGACCATAATCCCAACGACTACTGTTCCATGCAAGTCAGCTATCCGTACGATCCGAAAGCCACTTACTCTGCCTGGGCGAGATTTATCAACGACATTACTGCCGGTGATCCTAAATCACAAGAACTCCTGCAATTCATCCCGGGCTATGCGCTCATGCAGGACTGTCGCTATGAGAAAATTTTCGTTCTCTCTGGTAACGGCTCCAACGGCAAGTCGAAGTACCTGGAGATTCTGAGACAACTTTTCGGCTTCGAGAACGTCAGCCATCTCCAACCTCGTGCGCTGCTCGACAAGTTCAAACTCATCTACTTCCGGGAGTCCATTCTGAATATCGCCGGTGAGATTCGTTCCGATCTGAGGGATGTGGAGGAGCTGATGAAGTCCATCGCTTCCGGTGAGCCTCAGATGGCGTGTTATAAGTCGAAGGACTATGTAACGTTCGTTCCTCGGACTAAGATGATTTTCGCTACGAACAATCAGCTTGCTTCCGGTGATACTTCGGACGGTCTGACCCGGCGACTCGTTATGGTGGATTTTAAGGTGTCTTTCGTGGACAATCCCGATCCGAGCGACCCGTACCAGCGTCAGAAAAATATCAATATTCTGGACGAACTTACCAGCGAACTTCACTCGGGCGGCATTTTTAACTGGGCTTACGCTGGCTATCAGTTACTTCGTGCAGTGGGCTACTTCACTGAGACTGCCGATCAGACTCAGCTTCTCCAGGACTTTAAGCGTTCCAGCAACCCGATTCTGGTTTTCTGGGAGGATCACCACGGCGACTTTGGCGACTCTATCAGCAATCAGGATCTCTACCGCAAGCACTATTTCCAGTGGTGCAGCGATAACGGGGAGAAAACTGTCTCCTCGATTGCGTTCCATCGGGAGTTCAAGAAGGTCTCCAGCAAGGATTATGAGCCTTACAGGACGAAAACCGAGCGTGGATATCGTCGTATTAGTCCAAAATAACGGACTAATCTCGGCCGGTGACAACTTTCAATGTCACCATTCTTGTGTCTGTCATAAAATCTGTCATCTCGAAAAAGTGTTGCGGCTCTAGCTCTTTTCTTATTTTCTTTTTCTTTATGACAGATATGACAGATAAAAAGAATAAATAATAATATAGAAAAAATAAAAATAAAATATATATAAGGATTTAGGGGGTCAAAAACGGTCACTATGTCACCGACTGTCACCACCCCTATTCTGAGGAGGATTACGACTGTGTGGATTGTCAATAAAAAAGGTAACATTTTCAACACGGACTGTATTGGCACAATTCATGATGACTTTGGACCCACTTATGCCGTTATCGGGGACAAACCCCATTTAATTTCACCCAATCCCGTTGCGGCTATTATTCTCGAAGCTCTGCGTAGGGGCGACAACTTTGTGGAGGTCGAGTAACTATGAGCGACGAAATCATTATGAAGCGCCCTGTCGGTCGGCCTCGTAAACATCCGAAGCCTGACGGTGAGACGGCTATCACGACTAAGAAGAAACCTCTGCCTCCTACTGCGTTTGGTCAGGATATGTGTGAACCCGGAGATAATTCTAAGTTCCTGGGTCATGCGTTGACTATTAACCGGATGCCTCTGGTGGATCTGAATGATATCAATGCTGTGGAGGAGCGTATCGACTGGTATTTCGATCTCTGTTTTGCCAACGACTTGAAACCTACTGTGAGTGGCTTCTGTAATGCTCTGAAAATCTCCAGAAGAACACTGCTAGACTGGAGACAGGGTAACTATCGTAAGGATACTCACCAGGCGGTTATTCTGGAGAAGTATGCCATGATGGAGGAGCTGTGGGAGAACTATATGCAGAACGGTAAAATCAACCCTGTGTCTGGTATCTTCCTGGGTAAGAACAACTACGGCTATGCGGACAAGCAGGAGTATGTGCTGACTCCGAATCAGCAGCAGGAGACAATCGATCCTGCGACTATCGCTGCGAAGTATGAGGAGCTGCCGGAGGATTAACACGACTTTCGACTTTTGAACCCTCGGGACTTTCGAGGGTTCTTTTTATCTCACAACTATCACACGACTTTTGAAAATTTTTTCGCAAAAACTCACACAACTTTCGGGACTTTTGAAAATTATTTTCAGAATCCGGGCGCACTGAAAATCTTACTCGAACAAAAAAGAACAAATTTTCGCATAAAAAATCGACTGAAAATGATTCTCAGTCGTAAAAATGGCAGAAAATGGAAAATCCCGGGTTTTATGATCCGGGCGGCGGTTGCTATAATCCTATTTGGCTTATTGTGGGGCCGCTGGCGGCGTTCTAAGCGGCGAAAATAAAATCCTAATGTGTTTACACCTGGAAACGGAAACGGCCCGTATACGGGCGCTGGTGGCCTCCTGGCGTTTATACATGAAAAAACCGGCCCATTATAGGCCGGTTTTCTGTATTTGTGGGGCCGCTGCTGCCCCCGTGGGCGGCGTTCTGATCCCGGCCCGGGTAAACGTCCCAGGCATGAGAAAAGCCCCCGGGCAGCTAGTCCCAGGGGCGGCGGCGTAATTGCTGCCGGTTGCGATTGCTTCGGCTTCCTCCAGAGAACCGGCTTCCATTTCGATATAGGAATATGCAAGTCCATAGGCCCGGATATCACTAGAGAAATACAGGTAAAAATAACCTTCTTCAACATTGTGCCGGGTTACGTCCCGGGCGGTTGCCTGGTAAATGGTATAGCCGTTGATAGATTTGATACGCTTCATATAAATACCCCCATAAATACACGTTATCGTGTTTATACTTATAGTATACACTAATTCGTGTTTATTACAAGTATTTTGATAGTACAAATATACACGAATTTGTGTTTATAGTTTTGTGTATTTTTACTTTTGAGTTTACACACAATAAACGGGATCTTTCCAGGCAAGCGGCTGCAATATACCCCGGGTAGATCAAAACAGAATGAAAAAATTTATAGCCCCGGGGGGCCGGGGGGGGGCCTGGAATACATGGTTACTTGACCACGAAAAACAGTCACGGGGCCGGGGGATACCCCGGGAGCCGGGGGCGGCGGGGGATGTGTTTTAGTAGCCGAAAAATTCAAAAAGAAATATTTGTATTTTAACTCACAAGATTATTGACAAACACATAATCGTGTGCTATACTTTAGTTACAATATTTAGGAGGTAATCACAATGAACGAAATCCAGATCGTAAAAACCCTGATGAAAGCCAAAGGAGTCAGCGGAGCAGTCCTGGCCGAGAAGCTGGGCTACAAGACCCCCAGCGCAGTTACGAATCGCCTCCAGAGCAAGACCATGACCGTCGAAGTCCTGGTGAACCTCCTGGAAGCGATGGACTGCGAACTGATTATTAAGAATAAGGTAGGCGGCAAGGAAACGTTTGTGGTAGCAAACGAAGATCGCCAGAGCGTGAAGATTTATAAGAAGGATGGTGAAGTAGAATGAGAAAGAAGAAGGGTTACGGTCGTGTTAGCACGAAGGGTCAGCAGAGGGATGGTAATAGCCTGGAGGATCAGCGTACTAAGTTGGAGGAAGCCGGTTGTGATGAGATTGTCCTGGAAGCATACACCGGTACGAAGATGGATCGCCCGAAGTTCACGAAGTTGCTGGCAGAGCTGGAACCCGGTGATACCCTGGTGGTAACGAAGTTAGACCGGTTCGCCCGTACTGCCAGCGAAGGTAGCGCACTGGTGAAGGAGTTGCTGGAACGTGGGGTTGCGGTTCATATCTTGAATATGGGTCTGATTGAGAATACCCCGACCGGTCGCCTGATTTTGAACGTGCTGCTGAGTTTCGCAGAATTTGAGCGTGATATGATCGTGGAGCGCACGAGTGAAGGTAAGGCTCTGGCGAAAGCGACGAATCCTGATTATAAGGAAGGTCGTAAGGCGCTGGAGATCCCGAAGGAGTTTTATGATTATCTGTATCGTGCCGATCACGGAGAAATCACGGTAACTGCTGCGTGTGAGGCACTGGGTGTCAGCCGGAGCACTTGGTATAAGTGGAGTAAACAGGAGGCAGCGATATGATCCAGGAAACGATGCACGAAATCTGCGTAGTGGCAGAATATGAGGACGGCGGTAAGTTTTGTCTGGCGAAATTCATGCACGAGGAAGATGCCCGTGAGTATCTGGGTACGAAGAAAAGCGATGTGTATGTTAAGTGGAAGCTGTATAAGCGCCTGGGTAGCAGTTTCGATGAAACACGGTGGGAGGCACTGGAGGGATAATCGTGGATAAGATTATCGTAAGAACGAACGCAGATATGCAGAGAGTAATCGACTGGGCCGACAGGCTGACGGGAGTACCGGTACGACCGGTGTTCCCCGAAGCTGAGATATCGTTTGAGGAAGAAAATATCCTGCTGCGGTTCCGGGACGAAGGGGAGTCGCTGGTATGGTTTGAGGCTGAGATGGCTGGTCGTAAGGTCGTGGAGTGGCGTAGTAATCTGGCTGATGGTAGTATCCCGGAGATTCATGTAAATGCTGAGGGTGTGCGTAAGGCGATGCTGAGTATTTTGCTGGCGAAGGATAATACTGTGGCTAAATGTGTCGGAAAATTCAGAGCGCTTATGTTATTCGCTGCGTACTACCGGGAGGAAGTTCGTCGGAGTGCTGTGATAGAGCGCCGGGTGAAACCCGGTAAGTCCGGTAAGAAGCGTAGTGGTAGTAACCGGAGGATGCTGACCGTCCGTAAGTATATGATTGGCGAGGAACTGCTCGGAGAGCTGCCTCAGCCGAAGCGTAAGTATGAGAAGCACACCGATAGTTGGGGTGTTCGTGGACACTATCGCCACTATAAGAGTGGTAAGACAGTGTGGGTTCGTCCGTTCGTAAAGGGTTCGCCTGAGAATAAGGCTGACCGTGATTATTATGTATAAGGAAGGATTAGTAGTATGTTTGGTTATGATTATAGTTTCTGTGAACGGGAAGATTGCCCCCGAATGAGTTGTCGTAGACACCCGACTCACACACCGAAGGGTGTTCCGTTTAGCATAAGCCGCCTGTTCGACGGAAGCGAGTTTGAGGTGTGTGATTGGTACTGGAAGGGCAAGGATTCACTGAATAAGCTGAACCTGAATACTGCAACCGACGTAGAACTGCTGGAACTGGGTCTGAGTAAGAATAAGGTAGCGACGATTCTGATTACCCGAGCTACCCGAGGTGGTTTCCGAAGTGTTGCTGATCTGCTGAAAGTCCGTGGTATCGGTAAGGGAACCTACGAGAAGATCGCTGGGCGGCTGTTCGTCGAGGAGCCGAAGTCGAAACCGGTGGTGGACGAGCAACAGAAAGAGTGGATGCTTCGGATTTTCGATGCGACTGAGTGGATCACCGGATTTCTGAATAAGACGTTCCCCCGGCTGTGGTGTAACCTCCGGTTTGAACACGTTGACGCTGCCGCATATTGGTACACGTTCGAGCTGGTAAACGATGACCGCCGCCAGACATGGTGTGTGAGGCATAGTGATCTGGAGGGCTAAATTATGAAATGGATCGTAACAGCGATAGTAGCCATAGTATATTTCCCGTTTAGGGTGATACTGGAACTAGCGAAGAAGCATAAGTGAGGAGCCGGTCGCAGACCGAGAGTGATAGGAGTAGGAGTATGACCCGGAAAGAAAGAGTTTTCATCGAAGCCAAAATCGACGCCTACCGACGCTGGGCAGCAGAGGAAGCAGAAAAGGCTCTGAGAGAAACAGACAAAGATATCAAAGACGAATTGTGGTTGCAGGCTCGGTTGAACGAAAGCGCTGCGGATACCCTGGCTCTCCTGCTAGACGAGCTGGATGAAGGGAGAGGAAGAAGATGGACGAATATCACACACAGACCGTGAAGATCGGTCTGAAAAAGAATAGCCCCCTGTATCGCCGTATCGTGAAGTATGCCGAAAG